AAACAGCTAGAGAAGAAAAAGAAGCTGCTGATAAAGAAGCTAAAGATAAAGAAGCTAAAGATAAAGAAGCTGCTGAAAAAGAAGCTGCTGAAAAGACTAAACAAGATGAATTATTAGCTGGATATAAAGAAGAGTTAAAAAAGGCCCAAGATGCTGGCGAAGAAGATAAAGCAAAAGAGATTCAAGGAAAAATAGATGCTATTTCTCAAAAAGAATCATGGCAATTAGAAAATAGCGAACTAGGTAGAATTTATGAATCTGAATTAAGAAAACTACAAAACAATTCTATATTAAACGAATCTAAATACCAAGTTAACTCAATAAAAGACGCATTTAGCAGATTAATGTAATTCTATTTCTTAGAATTTTTACGAGCAAGATTAATAAACTCCTTCTGTTGATTCAGTAGGAGTTTTTTTATGTGATCTCGAAACTTAAGAGAAGATTCCAGTATTCTTCCATCTACCGATGACTCAGATAGTGTGTCCCAATAATCAGAATGCACAAAGTTCTTAACATCAAAGTTATTAATATTAGAACGAATGGGTTCACCAGAAAGTGCGCAAGTCCAATCTACAGTATCATAACTCTCCTTAAGTTCTTCGATTTGCATAAATTCATCAGTAGACCAGTTATAATAATACTTATCTTTATGCTGAACATGCCTAGATCTACAAACCTCAAATATGATATGTAAGAATTGATCACTTTGTGCTCTTTCTTTAAGAACTGGATTTTCAAGCAATAATCTACGCTGCTGTAGCGAAAGTCCTTCATAACATACACCGTATCTATTTCTTGGATAGGCTCCGCCAGTTCTCTTAATATTAGGGTATTTATTATTGTATGCCATACTATATTTATCTGAAACATATTCAAAGTTTCTTATATAATAACTATAAATCCAACATTAAAAAACATGATCCAAGCGTTATTTACAGAGAAATACAGACCTAAAAACCTAGATGATCTTATTCTTCCAGAAAGAGTAATGAATAAATTCAAAGATGGTCTAACACAGAATATGTTATTTGCAGGTTCTCCAGGAACTGGAAAAACCTCAACGGCAAAGGCTATTGTACAACAATTTGACCTTCCATATCTCTATATTAATGCCTCGACTGATACTTCAGTTGATGTGATTAGAACTAGAATTACAGATTTCTGTTCAACTATGTCTATTCTTGACGACCAAGGAAAATTCAAAGTTGTTATATTAGATGAGGTCGATGGAGTAAGCGATCAGTTCTTTAAAGCACTTCGTGCAACTATGGAGCAGTTTGCATCTAATAGTAGATTTATTGCTACATGTAATTACATTAATAAACTACCAGATCCAATTCTTTCAAGATTTGAAGTAATTAATTTTGACTTTGATAAAGCAGAAGAATCTGAATTAACAAAGAAATATATCAAAAGAGTATATGAGATTTGTAAGAAAGAGGGTATGACAATTGAAAAACCAGCACTGGTTGAGTTTGTTAGACGTAACTTTCCAGATCTAAGAACAACTCTTAATAAATTACAAGGATATAAAAGTCAAGGTACTCAGAATATTACAGCAGAAGATGTAAAAAAATTCAACTCAGTCTATAAAGATGTATTTGAACTAGTCTTTAATGAAACTGATCCTGTAAAGAACTATAAGCAGCTTGTTGGAGAATATTCAAATAGAGTAGATGATGTTCTTCAAACCTTAGGAGCTGAATTTATTGAATACATCCAAACAGAACAACAGACAAGTGTTAAATATATTCCACAAATAGCAATTACAGTAGCAGAACACCAAGCACAGAGAAGTCTTGTTATTGATCCAGTTATTACACTACTTTCATGTGTCTATAAAATTCAAACGATAATCTTAGGAAAATAATGAAGAAAAAGGCAGCTATAATATGTCCTATTAAGAATGAAGAAACCTACATCAAAAAGTTTTTTGAATATTATCAAAAACATATCGATGTTAGTGATATTTATATTTTAGATTTTGGATCATCTGAAGAATACATTAAAAATGTGATCGGAAAAAACGCAACTGTAATTAAGACAGATGCTAATATTTTAGATGCGATTGAACTTTTTGAAGCAATGAGAAGCGCCCAAAAAGATTTATATAAAGAATATACATACGTACTTCCGCTAGATGTTGATGAGATTTTATATTATCATGCCGAAGGAGGATTAAAAAAATATCTACAAGAAACAGAAGTTGAATTAGTCTCATGCAGAGGACATGAAGTGATACATCTTCCGTTCTTACAAGAACCAATTGATCCTTCTAAAAAATGGATGGATCAGATAAAATATTGGTACACTAATCATTATCATTATGGAAAAACATTAATATCAAAGAAAGAATTAAAATGGGAGCCTGGATTCCATACATATGAAGAAGAAACTATAGATACTAGAGAACAAAACTTAGACCATAAATTATTCATGGTGCATTTACACCGTCACGATTTTAACACAACAATGTCAAGACATATAAAATGGGCAGGCATGGATTGGTCCGAATACACTTTAAAAAATAAATTAAACTATCATTACACTGAGAAATCAGAAGAAAAATTACTAGAATGGTATTATAAACCAATATTTGACAAAATACACACCATTCCAGAAGAAATTAAAAAAAATATTGACATTTAATCACTCCAGATTTTTTTATGTCAATTAAAATGATTATATTTACATATAACAAAACATATACAATATGAAACTAGGAAAACATACATTAGTAATAGACGGAAACTACTTCCTACATAGTAGACTTTTTGTCTTACCAAGGCCAAAGGGCAAACAATTATTAAAAGACGAAGAAGGCAAATCTCAATTAATGCGCAAATTATGCATTGATTTTGCAAGCGAAGTTCGTAAATTAACACCATTCGTGGATCAAATAGTCGTCGCAGTAGATTCAAAATCATGGCGTAAAGACCTTTTTCCAGATGCGGAATACAAAGGCACTAGAGTTGCTGATGATTCTGTTAATTGGTCAAATGTATTCTCAACATACGAAGAATGGCAAAAGATTCTAGAATCCAAAGGTGTTATTATCCATAAAGTATCAGGCGCAGAAGCTGATGATATTCTATTCGGATGGTCTACTCAATTAAATAATGAAGGTAAAAACTGTATTGTATGGACTGGCGATCGCGATTTGATTCAACTTGTTAATTACAATCAAGCAACTGATGCATATACTCTATGGTATTACAATTCTAAAAGAACCTTATTGGCATTCGAAGGATTCGAAGATGTTCTAAGCAAATCTAAAGTAGATGATATGTCTAACGATGATCTTTTATTTAATATTGGATCCGAATCAGTAATGCAAGATCAACTTAAAGATGATTTTAAAGCATGGATTATTAAGAATGGCGTAACAATTCAAGAAATAAATTGTGATGATTTCATATTCTCTAAAATATTACAAGGTGATAAGAGTGACAATATTAAATCAGTAGTTACATGGACTAAAAGAACAAGTTCAGGTTCTATTAGAAACTATTCAATCACAGAAAAACAAGCGCTACTAATACTCGCTAAATATACTGAAACTGAAGGTGAATTCCATATCGATCATTTCTTTAATAAAGAACGAGTTACACTACTTGTTAGTATTGTCCATGAAATTGTTGGTAGATCTACATTAGAAGAAATACGTATTAGATTTAATCAAAATCTAGATCTAATGTTGCTACACTATAACACAATACCTGAAGGAATTCAAAAAGGCATATACTCTGAAATAGAAAAAGATCTTTCTAAAGAAACAAATCTATCAACACTAAGTCAGATGGAAAAAATCTTAGAAGGAACTGATTGGAATTCTAAAAGATCAACAGGATCTGGGGCTCCAAAGGGATATGATGCTTTTGCTAATCTTAAAAAAGAAGAAGAAAAGCCTGCTCCACCAAAACACATTAATGAATTATTCTAATGACACATTCTGAAGAAATAGAAGAAATCTTAATCAATGCACATTCTGAAAATATTTCAAATGAAGTAATTTTAGAAGTAAACAAATTAGGAATTAGAGATATAAAAACTATAGAAGCTAGATTAAAAATTTATACAAAAGCAATAGAGAATGTTAGACGAAACAAAACTGTTTGATTTTATTAAGATTATGTTTACCAGACCTGGTGATTATGATAAGATAACAAATCATAATAAAAAGAGACATCACTTCATGATTAATCGTTTTTTTGCGATTAAATATCCTGCAAATGCTTCTCTTTTTAATCTTAATGGAATTAACCCAAACGCAGTTATTGATAGTTGGTCTCTCGTTGCTCGTAGGTTTTCTAGAGTTCCAGCTTGGATCTATACTAAAACTAAAAAATCAGCAACTTCTAAAAAAGAAAAATCAAAATATATACCTTCAGATAAAGCTATTTCCTTTTTCATGGAAAAAAATGAAATTGGAAAAAGAGAGTTTAAAGAATTAGAAACATTCGCAAAGGAAGAATTATATCAATCTCTGAAAAGAATTGAAGATTCAATGCAAGTATATTAAAAATAACTAAAGGAATATGTTTGAATATGATTTAAGTCTTTTGCCAACTGCAATTGACATCACCCTGTATAAATACAACTACATAGATAATAAGATCTTTACCCAATTGAATAATCAAGTTGATTTTATTCAAGTTGATTCAGATTCAATCATAGTATCATCTGATCAACTCAAGGTTTTTTTAGAAGAAAACTACCAAAGCGAACTCAATAAGTTTAAATCAATCGGTACTGACATAATTCATAAAGAGATTAATTCAACCTTTTTTCTGCATAAAATGTGTGAAGAGATGGAAAATCTTAAATATGTTAAGATTACTTTAAATAAAAAGAAGGGCTATAGCAGAACAGTCGAATTAGATGGCAATAAAGTACTTCAATTTAATTTTAAAATAATGACAGCAACTATTAGACTTTCTGACATATTTTCAGACAAAGATCTATTAAGTGCGAACAAGGCTCTTGAAAAAATAGGAATATTAAGAGATGGGACCCCGTTTGTTAGAATTAAAGGAAAAGATTTAGGATCTTTAATTGACTCAAACATGGAAAATGAAAATAAAGATTTTGCACCACTATTAGATATTCTAGATATTTTAGAACATAAAATGGAGCAAGACGATTCATTAATACTACTAATCACGGACTATTAAGCAATTTTTCTTGAATATATAAAGAAAAATAGTTTAATTAATGAAGTTTCTACAAAATTTTGGTAAAAGAGAAGGACTAGTCTATATTGTTGTTTCATTATGGATTATAATGGGAATACTTGGTCTTTATAAAGGTGCAAGCCTTTCTGACCTTGGAGTTTACTTTGGTTCACTAACAGCATACGCAGCAACATATATTTGGGGAGAGTCTAAAAGACCAAGCACTAAAACAAGTGTTCTTAAAAAAGGACCTAAATCTAGAAGAGAGGTTATGATTTATGTGGTTGTCCTCTTATGGGCAATTGCAGGAATGGTGGCAATTTGGTATTTAGCAGATTTAAATGAATTATCAATATACTTTGTTTCATTGACTGGTTTTATTATGTCATGGATTGCTGGAGAAGTTTATAAACCACAAGACGAAATTAAAAACAAAGAAGAATAATGGTATTAGGTAATATAGCAAATGAATATGGTGACATAATGATCGCCTCGTTTAATGAACCTCTAATCGGAATTGAAAACATAACAGGTTGGAACATTGTTGTTGGTTTAAAAACAACAGACATGGTTGGAAGTATATCTGTCGAAACGGGAAGCATGGAAGTAATCGGATTTCAAACTCAATTTTTAGCTGCCTTTAATACTGTGGATAAAAATAAAATTATCATCGGTAATATAGAATATGAAATAGCTCAAGTTACTAACAACTATTCAATGACACTAACAACACAGATGTCATTCACAGCAAGTGGATTAGATTATTTTATTCCTATTGATTCGAATAATCACTTTGAGTACGAGTTCAGATGGTCACAGACTGGTAACACATTTTCTGAATTTCAACAATTGAATGAAGGGCTAGCTCTTGGCGATCTTTTTAGTATTCCTTTTGATAAAACAAAGCCAGTATACGTAGATACTAAATTTGAAGTTGATGGACTTGTTCCAGGTAATTCATTAGCGATATTATCAATTGATTATGTTTATCCGGATCCAGATACTGGAAATTTAATATCATGTCCTAACGTTTGTTTTGATGACGTAGCGTGTGATTCTTTTGGATATAATGGATGTGCAAATATTCATGTTGTTTGTGATGATAATCAATTTAAACCATACTCTTTAGATAAATCAAATAATTTATATAAACAATTAGTAAATATAGCATCTGATATATTTGGACACGAGGTTCAATATTTTAGAACAGAACCGGATTTAAGAACAAGCGATGTTATCTTAATGGAGTACTCATTACATAATGTAGTCGCTCAAGATACTCTTAAAATTCTTGTTCCAGATAATGAATTCCCAAGTGAGGCAAATACTTACGATATTTTTGGAATTGAATACGCTGAATTTGAAATTCATATTACTGCGACTGAATTTGAAAAAATCTTTGGTAGTGGTAAAAAACCAAGAAATAAGGATTATATGTTTATTCCTCTTATTAATAGAATGTATGAGATTAACTCTCTTTCTATAGCGGACGAGTTTAATAAAACAAAATCTTATTGGAGAATTAAACTAGTAAAATACCAAGAAAGAAGTTCAGTTTCTAAAAATGAATTTGAAATTGCAACAGATAATCTAACAACTGGAATAGAAGAAATATTTGGAGAACAAATAGCAGCAGAATATGAAAAGAATACTAAACCCGATCAATACCAAACTGTTTCGACTTCATATAAAGATGGTATTAGAGAATTTATAAGTAAAGATCTTCAAATTATTGATTTTGATTTAAAAAACAGATGGACTGTTGTTAGTAAAAATTACTATGATTTAACTTCAGTTCCAATAGGAAACAATGTATTGCAATATGATACAATTTCTAAAGTAACGCCAACACAGGACGCTGCGTTCACGGGTTGGTTTAAACCACAATTCGATTCAACAAGTACTGATGAATATTTCTTATTTGGAGATAACACTGCGCTTATAGGATTTAAGATCTATATTAGTAACACTAAGTTTAAAATTTTAGTTAATGGAAATACTACTGAACTATCACATGGAATAACTCTAGATAGTAATAAGTGGTATTCCTACATTATAAATCTTTCAAATGAATTCTTAACAACTGGAGTTTATATTTATAGCTTAGATTTACAAAGTAACGTGCTAAGTACTGGAACCTTACCATTGTCAAATCTACCAGCATCAGGTTCAAATAATCTAGTACTAGAATTTGATAACATAACTCAAAATATAGCACCAATATCTTGGGATTCTCCTTCGAAATATATGCTTAGGGGAAATAGCATGCACATGGCTAATATTAGAATGTTTAACACACCAATAGAATTAGAACAGCATGCTAATGTATTAAATCAATATGTTGTTAGAGACAACCAATTGGCTATAATTATTGATAATGCAATACCAAGTCTAGGATTCCAGAAATTTGCTAACGCAAAATAATTGGGATAAATATTCTAATAAAACTATACATTTATGTCAGAAGATAAAAAGATTAATGATCAGGCTGAGGATATCAGAAAGGACTTAGAAGCCCTTATCGGAGAAAGCTCAGACCCTATAAAAGAAACTATAGATATTGACCCACAATTACCTGCTAAAAGAATGGAACCACTAGTTTCTTTTGGAGAACTTAAAGCAAGTTCAACAAAAAAGGCAAAGAAAACAATCACAGCACTAATGAAGTTTTATCTCGACGAGGATATTATCGAAAAAGATGAATATGTTCAGGCTAAAAAGAAAATGGATGAAATGACGATGAGTTCGTTAGTTTATCAATTACAAGCAGGAGAAAGAGCACTAACAATACTACTTGAAACTATTGAAGATGGAGAAATTGCTCCAAGAATGTTTGAAGTACTTGCTACTTTACAGAAGTCAATGTTAGATATAATTAAATCCCAAACAATGTATTTAATGGCTACTGAAGAAAGTGCTAAGAGAATTGCAAGGGATATTGATATTTATAAAAGAAGAGATGACGTTAGAGAAATCAAAGAATCAGGAGGTTCATCTTCATCACAAGATGGAACAACACTAAGAGGATCAAAAGATTTAATGAAATTAATCAGAGATGGAATGAATCCTGATGAAATCGAAGATGTTGAAATAACAGAATAATATGAGTGAAATTGGAGATAATAAATGGATTCCAAAAGGAGAATCGTCTAAAGATGCTCAAAAACTCGTATGGTCAACAAAAAGTATTAATGATTTATTAGTCGCACTTGATAAAGGATATAGACCACAGGTTTCTATGCCATTTTATGAAGGTAAGCAATTTTTAAAGAGAGGTAATATTGTATTTGAATACACCGACGAAGAGATATCTGAATTAGCGAAATGTGCAAACGATATTGTATATTTTGCTGAAAAGTACGCTGTTGTAATGACAGATGAGGGAGTTCAGCAGGTTAAGTTAAGAGATTATCAAAAGAAAATGCTTAGAGATTTTCAACACAATAGATTTAATATTGTTTTAGCTTCTCGTCAAATGGGTAAAACAGTAACTGCCAGCATTTTTAATGCATGGTATTTAACTTTCAATTATGATAAAACTACACTGCTACTAGCAAACAAGTCTGATTCAACAAAAGAAATTATTGACAAAGCAAAAGTCGTACTTGAAAATCTACCATTCTATATGAAGCCTGGTATTATTAAGTATGATGTAATGAATGTTCGTTCAGATAATGGATGCCGTTTAGTTGGTCAATCAACAACTGCCAAATCAGGTATTGGTTTTACAATTCATAATTTATATCTAGATGAGTTTGCGCACGTTCACCCAACAATTGTAAATTCATTTTATGAAAACGTGTACCCAACGCTTTCTGCTTCTAAAGTTTCTAGAATCAATATCACATCAACACCAAATGGATTTAATAAATTTTATGAAATCTATGCAGATGCTGAAAAGGGTAACAATGAATATAAAGCTACTAGAATTGATTGGTGGCAACATCCAGACAGAGACGATGCTTGGTACAAAAGAGAATTAGGTAACTTAGGATCTGAAGATGCATTTAATAGACAGTATGGAAATGAATTTACAAGTTCATCCAGTCTATTATTAAGCCCTGATACTATGAAGATTATCAGAAAGAACGCTAGTAACTTCGAATGGTATGATCTAGAAGAATTTGATAATATACACATAGATACTAAAGGTCACTTAGGTTTTGCGCCTGGATTTGATGTTGAGTCTGCAAATGATCCAAATAAATATTATCTATTTTCAGTAGATATTGCAGAAGGAAACGGTGGAGATTTTTCAGTAATTAATATATTTGAAGTTGAACCAATGACCGACAAGGATATTAAATCATTTGTAGGACCACAAGCAATGTATGATTTCTTTAAAATAAATCAAGTTGCTGTTTTTAGAAGTAATGATCATCCTATTGAAGATTTTGCAAAGGTCTTATATACCTTAGCAATAGATGTATTTAATTCAGAAAATGTTAAAATGATTATTGAATATAATACTTATGGAAGTATCTTATTAAAATACTTATCAACAGTATTCTCTGGTAGAAATGATTTTGAAGACGAAATGGTCTTAAGATTTAAACACAGACACGACGCAAAAACAGTTAAACCAGGAATCAGATTAAAAAGTGATAATAAATCAGTATTCTGTCAAAACTTTAAAAAATTGATAGAAATGAATAAAATGAAAATTAATGAAGTTGCTACAGTTCAAGAGGCAAGTCTTTTTGGAACATTACGAAATGGTAGTTATGGAGCCCAAATGGGAAATGATGATACTATAATGACCTGTATAACTGCAACTGAATTTTTTCAAACAACCGATTATGCAGATTATGTCGAAGAATTACTTGATATAATCGCACCAGAAAAATTTAAACTAATGGAAGAAACACTCTATAAAGATTTAGATGTTGAAGGTGATTTACAATTTGATATTTATGATCTTTTGTAATAAACCCAAAGATAAATTAGATATATAATAAAAGAAAAAAAAATAAATTATAAATTATGGCACTTAGTCCTCAATTATTACAATTTAAGAGCTCAGGAGTTTACAGACTAGAATTTGATAAGTCACAAACCTCTAACATTAATGTTGAAACTCTTAGATTAGTTGTAGGTACCTCTAGGAAGGGACCTTACAATACACCAGTTCTTATTGATACTGTTGAATCATTTAACGATGTTTTCGGTGGAATTGATAAAAACTTAGAAAAAAAGGGAATGTTTTTCCATAGATCAGCGGTTGAAGCTCTTTCAAGAGGTCCAATCTTAGCATTGAACTTAGGAAAAATGACACCAACAACTTATGATGCTGGTGGAGTTTTCTTAGGCGGTGATACAGCTCACTTCCAATCTGTTTCAACAAATGGATCATTAGAAGGAAACAAATCAAATCAAGATTTTGATGCTTATTCAGAGTTCTTTAACACTGAAAAGTTTTGGGTACCATCTGATGTTAATACGTTACAAACAATTAACGGAAATAACGCAAATGAAGGCAACTTATTAAACTTTGTTAACATTAAACAACAAGCTATTACAGTAATCACAAGACAGGCGGCTAATGTTGCTGAATTTGATATGACTGCTAGAGAATGGTATGGTGAAGGTAATGTACCTTCTTATTTAAATGAATTAGACAGAATGTCTGATTATATGTTAGATGTATTTGTATTTAAAGGAGAATTTAACGCAACCGCTTTAAAGAACGATCCAATTTATGGAGACTACTTTGATGAAGGTGGTTTACTAGTTGAAAAATTAGCTGAATTTGCTAACTTAAGACAAATTACTCTTTTAGCACAATACACTGGTTCTATCCTTCCAGGATTTAAAGATTTAGAAGGAAGAAACTTATACATCGAATCAATCGTAAACTTAGAGGCTAGAAGAACTGGTCTTTTCTGTGCAGTTGATGAAGATGCAGTATTAGATGAAAATGGAACTAAAGTAGATTTCGTAGGTCATGCTATTGATGCTGACGAAGATTTCGAAGTCTTATCTCACGTAGTTGGACAAGATGTAACAGTGCCACATTCAATTACTATAGGCGCTGGATCAGTTAATGTATCTGGAGCATCTAGTAATCAATTAGCTTTTACAGGAGTTTTACAAACAGAATATAACAATGCAAATATAGATACTGATGATTTCGTAGATTCATTAATTTCTAATGAATATGCTAAAGTTGATTCTGTTAGCGCATTCACAGAGACAAACACAGGATTAATTGCTGGTCCAGTACCTGCAGTACCACATGTTTCAGTAAATACATCAGCGCCGGGAATCACAACTACGGCAAACCTAGCTGGAGATGTTATTGACATAACAGGAATAACTGCACTTGCTGCAGCGAATTTTGCTATTGGAAAATTCTACTCAACAGATTCAGGATTAACTGGAAATGAAATTGTTAATAACACTTACGTTGGTGGTGTTTTACAATTAACTTTTACTAGCGCAATAGCATCACCGTTGCCAACAACATGGGATCTATATACATCATTATATGTAGCTGAGGTATTTTCTATTGGAGATTTTACAATTACATGTCTTGAAGCAGTTGCAGCACCTGGTGCTACGGTATCTTTATATCACGTAACTAATTCAAGAGTTATTGATTTAGATTTCCCATCAATAGGTGGAACATTATTATCACAAATTGCTGGAAGTACTAACTTTGATGTACAATTTGCGACTATATTAACAGCACCTGCTATATTCCCACTAAGTGTTGGAATGTATGTTGATTCTGCAATTTCTGGTAGAATCGCGAGAATATCAAGAATTGAAAAAGTAGTTGCCACTACAGTAACTTACAAAGTATACTGTGATATCGAACCAGCATTTGCTAACAGATTAATAAAATCTTTCTCAACTGCTTCTGACTACTACAAGACACTTGTATTACCAAAAGCATCTATTGCTGTTAAATCAATAACAAATTACTTATCAGTTCTTACTGGAGGTTATGGTTTATATGACGCACTTATCGATAAAGATATTATCGACTTTAGATATGTTGTTGATACATTTACTTCATTCTCAGACGGTAAAATTGAGACTAAGAAAAACTTATCTCAATTAGCGAAAGACAGAGAAAACGCTGCTGCTATCTTAAATGCTCCAACTGTTGCTGATTTTAAAGCATCATTTGATCCATCATTTAAAGACGCTAACGGAACATTCAAAACTCAATTTATTAAAACTGGAGGTAACTTAGATCAGAATCCTACATTCTTATACAATCTTCCAAGTATCGCAGAAGGTGCAAACTATGCATTCTACTACGCTCCTGGATTAGTTGTAAATGATAATGGAAAAGATATAGTAGTTCCACCAGCAGCATACGTTGCTAACAATTACATCGACAAATACACTAACGCTTTACCATGGTCAATCGTGGCTGGTCCAAGACGTGGTGTGGTTTCTGGTGCAAATGTTAAAGGAGCTGAATATTCTTTTGATAAAAACGATAGAGACATCCTAGAGCCATTCGGAATTAACCCGATTGTATTTCAAAGAGGTGTTGGTCTAACAATTTTAGGAAACAAAACAGCACAACAATCTATTAAATCTGCACTTTCTTCTGCTCACGTAAGAGAAGTACTTATTTATATACAAGATGGTATGGCTAATATCCTAAAGGATTACGTATTTGAATTTAACACTGTACAAACTAGACTTGAAATTAAAACTTTAGCAGATTCTTTCATGGAATCAGTTAAACAAGATAGTGGTGTATATGAATTCAGAAACATAATGGATCAAACAAACAATACTAACGAAGTTATCGATAATAACATGGGAATCATTGATACTTATGTTGAACCAGTTAAAGGTTTAGAAATCGTTGTTCATAGAACTACAATTCTTAACACTGGAGAAATTCAATCAGGAAACTTAGGTTAATATTTAAAGATATATAAAAAAATAAACAATATAAAATAACATGGCTTTACCACATTATTCACAAGATCAGACAAGTAGACAAGGTAGACAGTTTGAACCAGTTCAGGCTAACCTGTTTGAGGTAACTATACTTCCTCCAGCTGGTGTTGCAGATGCACCACTAATGCTTCAACATGTAAATTCAATCTCAGGATTAGAATTATACAAAGGAGTAGATGCAGTTGCACAAAAATACAAATTCTCTACTCGTTCGTACGCTGGTATGCCAAGTGAAACAGCTGTTGATATCACAATCAACTTCTCGTTAAACTTGAACGAAGCAAACCAAGCATACTTATACAAATCAATTAGACAATGGTATAATTCACAATATGACCCACAGACTGGTGCTATGGGACTTAAGAAGGATTACGTTGGAACAATTGTAATCGTACAGTTTAACAGAGCTGGAGATATTTATAGAACAGTAACTTTAGAAGACTGTTTCATAACTTCAGGTGCTCCGTTTACTAACGACCTTTCTTACGAATCTGCAGATCCTGCTCAATTAGAAATTGGATGGAGATGTGATACGTTTAAAGAAGTATTAGCATAATAAATCTAAAACAACAACAATAGGGGATAGTTCTCTGGAATTATTCCCTATTTTTATGAAACTAATACATAATATAATAATATAATAATAATAAATGGATAAACTGACTAAAAAGTTACAAGTTCTATTGTCTGAAGACGAAGTAACTATGATTAATCGGATAATCCTTAACGAAGCAATTGAAACAGGACAACGTCCAGTATCAGTATCAGCTTTCATTAGAGACATTATTCGAATTGAAATTAATAAAAAAGGGAATGATATTAAACCCTGGGACAAAGCAAATATCAAAAAACTTAAAGATAAATAAATATGAGCAAAGACAAGGAAATTAATTTAGACGAACAATACAAAGATATTGTTGACGCTACAGAGAATTCAAGTACTAACGAGCCAGTAAATTTAGGATCTGTCAACATGGACAGATATTCTAACCAGAAAGCACAAGACGCTGATGTCCATTTAGGATACCATGCTGTTGATGCTGTAGGACTTCCATCTGGCGGAAGATTCTATCCAGACGATGCTATTATTAGTGTTAGAGCTGCTAAAGTTGGAGAGATTAGAAATTTCTCTATTGTAGATGAAAACAACTTAGTAGACATGGAGGAAAAACTAAACTACATAGTAAAGAACTGTGTTAGAATCTTTTCAGGAAAGAAGAAACTTTCTTATAAAGATATTTTAGAAGAAGATCGTTTCTATATTTTACTTTCAATTAGAGATTTAACATTCCCAGAACCTGAGAATAAATTAATCACTAAAGCAAGAGATAAAGACGGTGTAGAATTTGATGCTGAGATTTCAGCTAAATATTTCCAAATCTCAGATGTACCAGAGGATATATCTAAATACTATTCGCATGAGGCAAGAACCTTTAATATCGAAACAAAATCATTTGGTATTATAGACATGTCTCCTCCGACTATTGGTATTATGGAGGTAATCACTGATTATATCAAAACAAAACAAATAAACGGAGGTCAATGGGATCAATCATTCCTACAAATACTTCCTTATATACAAAAAGACTGGAGAGGCTTTAATGAAAAAGCAATCTTCCAAGGTGAAATCGAATTTCAAGGATGGAACGAAAGAAAATATATGTTGGTTTATAGACTCGCTGAAAAGATGAGAGTTGGTATTAAACCCGAAATGCTAGTACAGCACGAGGATGAGGAGGTCCTCGTACCTATTAATTTTCGTGACGGACTCAAATCTCTTTTCGTTATTTCAGATATCACTGGAGAACTTCTTTAAAACTAAGTTCTATATGATATACCATCTAAAGCTTCAGCCTTCAGAGATTGAAGCTTTAGATTACTACGAGTATTGGTATTATGTTAAAGATATGGCAGATGTTCTGAAGAAACAAAATTCAGATAATTCAGATCAAACCGATCAAATGTCAGCTCAGCAAAAAGGAATGATGAGTAGTATGAAACCTCCAAAAATGCCTGGAATGTCAGGTGGTGGAATGAAAATGCCAAAAATTTCAATGCCGAAATTCTAATATATATAATACTACTATATAAAAAATACTATAGAATGAATGGGAATGTTCAGTTCACCTTTTGAAAAATTAACTGCAGATAATCAGGGAGCCATGTCTTCGTCTATGACGAGCATGGCTACATCTGTTTCTAAAGGCGGTGGTATGTTTGAGATATTCTCTCAAATGCTAACTACACTTAAACAGATAGAAAAGAACACCAGAGTTTCTCAAAAGGGAAAGATGGGAGCTAAGGCAAAGAGCGCTGTTCTGATGGGTCTTATTGGTGGCAAAAAATTATCCGCAATTGGAAAGGGGCTTAATTTAATTGCAGATGCTCTAAAAAACTTTGAGGAACCTGAGCAAATAAAGGCTAAGATGGAGGCTCTTACTGTAGGGCTTATGTTACTTGAAGGAGTTGGTAAATCAATATTTAAATTCGCAGGATGGTTAGTATTAGCTACTCCATTATTAATTGTCGCAGCTGTTGTTGCTCCAATTTTAGGATTAACATTAATGATGATCTTAGGAACTCTATCGCTTGTTGGCAAATTAATGCCAAAGAAAAAGCTGTTACAGACATTTATAATGTTAAGAATGGTTGGAATTGGTATATTTATGTTCGTTTCAATGATTGCTCTTTCAGGGTTAATAGCTGTATTCGCGCTAAAGGCGCTTCCTATGGTTGCTATGATACTCTTAGGTATGGCTCTAGTTTTTAAATTAATAGACATGATGAAGATAGATAAATCAATCCGACATGTTGCTAGAGCTCTTCTAATTGCAGGTAAGGCTATTATAATGCTAGCAGCTGCACTTGTATTATTTAGTTTAATTATAAATCTACTAGGAGATCCATTCCAAACAGTACTACTGGTCGGAATGGCTGTTTTAGGTGTTGCAGTATTATTTATGATAATGGATAAGATGCAACTTGATAAATCAATGAAAAAGACAGCAAGAGCACTGTTGACGGCTGGACTTTCTATTGTAATTCTTGCAGCATCTATTGTATTAGCTGAAGCGATATTAGGTATGAATGGAGATCCCATGAAATCATTACTTATTACTGGTCTATTAATCGGTGGAACCGCGGTATTATTTAATTTAGTTGGAAAACAAGCAGTCAGCATTTTTAAAGGAGCTATAGCTCTTATAGTCGCAGGTTTCGCACTAATAGTACTTGGTTTTGGTATATCGTTAATGGCAGAAGCAGCACCAGACATACCAACAGGTTTAGGTATACTTGCATTAATCACTGGAATAGGAGTTGTAATGGGAGTTGCTGGTTTAGCAGCTGGATTTATATCGCTCGGTGCCGCATCGATGATAATCGCAGGTATTGCACTTCTCGTGCTAGCACCTGGGGTATCGAAAATGGCTGAAACCACAAAGGGTATGTCTACAGAAAATGTTAAAGTCATGGCACTAGTAATTGGAGCTATAGCAGCAACATTCGCAGCAGCTGGTATTTTAACAATACCTATAGCATTAGGTGCAGGCGCATTAGTAATAGCCGGTATCGCCTTAATCAAAATTGGAAAGGGATTAGCATCAATGAATACGGCACTACAAGGAACCGATGGTATTCTTGCAGATTCAGGACATGTTACAGAATCTACATTTGGATTCGGTGGTGGTAGAATGATGTCAAAAATGGAATACGCTATTCAATCTGTAGGTTATTCATTTGTAATGGCTCCTTGGACCGCAGCTGGAATTGCTATTGGCGTACTCGCTTTAAGAGATGCTGGTAAGGTTCTTGTTTCAATTGGTATGGGAATTCAACAATTCCAAAAAATAGCAGCAACTGCTGACTTATCTAAATTAGGAGAGAATGTTAACATAATAGTAGATACATTATCAACGACTTTTGCGAAAGTAGGAAGACAAATGAAAGGTGGTAAGACCAGTTTAATGAGCGCGGTCTTTGGAACCGGCGGATCCAATGCAGTAGCTGATGGTATTTCAGCAGTAATGGGTATGGGAGACGCTTTAACAGGGATAGCAGTTGGTTTTCAAAACATGGCAAACCTTAAGTTCCCTACTAAATACGATAAAAACGGTAAACCAATAGAATTTGAAACAATGTCATCTGACGCACCTGAAAAGGTAGCAAAGAACGCAGGAATAATAACAAGCGTGCTTGCTGAGGTATTCGGAAGAATAGGCTTAAAATACCCAGGTGGTAAAAGATCTCTATTTTCTATAAGTTCATCACCAGTATCTGATGGTATTTCTGCAGTACAGGGAATGGGAGACGCTTTAACAGGAATTGCATTAGGATTCCAAGCAATGGCAAACCTTAAGTTCCCTACTAAATACGATAAAGAAGGAAAACCAATAGAATTTGAAACAGTAGATATCCCGGGAGCTGTTAAGAAGGTATCAGCAAATATGACAATGATTCTCTTAGGTGAGAATGGATCCGGAGGTTTAGTAGGCATGTTATCTAATATAGGTAAAGCCGGAGGACCAGATGGTGGATTGTTTGGTAGTACAGATTACGAAAAAGGAAAGGAAATGATCCAAGGAATTGGTACTCCTATTAAAGATCTTGCAGAGGGTGTCAAAAACATGGCAGAACTTAGATTTGCAAATAAGTGGGATAAAGACGGTAAAGCAATCGGTTGGGTTTCTCATACTGGAATGGCAGCTAGTCTTAAAAAGGTAGAAGAAAATATTAAACAAATCTTATTAGGTAGTGATGGTTCTGGAGGTCTTGTAGGTATCTTTAAAAAACTAGGAGGAGAAGATGATGGTGGTTGGTTCTCAGCATCATCAATAGAAAAAGGAGCTGACATCGCTAAAATGATATCAAAACCTATAAAGGATATAGCCAGCGCAGCACAAGAATTAATGTCTGATAAATGGACACCAGAAGGAGCATCTGCCAGAATTGGAGCAATTATAGGAGCACTTGCAAAGGGTGAACAAACTCTTGCCGCTGGAGGATTATTTGGAAAGGGTTCAAATCCATTAGAAGAAACTGCAAAATTCTTAAAAGCAATTGCAGAACAGGTTGATCCATTTGAAAAGTTTACTCAATCATTTGGTAACTATGTTGAAGACTTTGTAAAATATAAAGACGCCATTAACGCGTTTGATCCAGAAAAATTAGAATTGACAACTGAAATGTTTGCAGGACTTACACATCTTTCTAAAACTGAAGATGCTATAAATAATATGTCTGAACAACTAGCAGCTGCAATTTATAAACTTGCTGAAATGATTGAATCTACTGGAGGAGGTACAAGTACTGAAGGTGCTACTAAACCTGCAGGAGCTAGCCCAGCATTTGATGCACCGAAATCTGGAGGTGGAGAAGCCAAATCTGGAGGAGATATGTCTGCTGTCGTAAAAGCTATCCAATTATTAGAATCTAGATTAGACGAACCCCTTATTGTTAAGAGCGGATCTAAGAGTTGGTTTAATTAATGAAACTTTTTTAAACTTCCATATATAATTACTGTTCTTTGAAATTACGGTAAAAATAAAACAAAACAAATATGGAACAAATAATAGCATTTGTTTTAGGTATAGTGATCGTTGCATTACCAATTGCAGTGGTTGTTATGTTTAAGACTAAATCACAAGTTAAAAACCTTTATAAAGAAGTAGAAGACCTACAGTATGTCATTAATGATATAGAAACTGAAACAGGTAAAAATGAAGATCAGTTAGATCGTAGAATCGATCAAGAAATTGATAGAGCCGACAAACAAATAGAAGAACTATATAAGTATGTTGACAGTCGAACTGATAAAATGGAATCAAGATGTGATTCTAAATTTAATGAAAATTCTAATTTTGCTGATTTAATTCAACATGCAATAGAAAAACTACAGCATCAAGTATCAGAAGTTCAAGTAACTTTAGAGAACGAACTCAATAAACAATAATTAATTAAAACCAACCGTAATAAAGAACTTCAAAGCCCAGTTAATTCTGGGCTTTTTTTTGAAACAAGACTAGAATTCCTTATATAATTATTAAATTAAACAAAATGAAGGTTACGAAAAAATTACAAAAGTTTATTGATTCAATATCTACAATCGGAGATAGTAACATACCAGATGATGATGGTAAAATCTATTACTCAAACGTAGATGGTTCTTACTTAACTAGAGTTGGAGTGGAAAACTCATTAAAGTTCTTATTTAAATATGGAATAAGTGAACAAATCCAAGCTAGAAAAGATAGTGGGGTTGCTAGTATTGGATTCAATCCAATCGAACAAAAATGGTATGGGTGGTCACATAGAGCACTATATGGTTTTGGTATTGGTAGTGAATGTAAGAAAGGGAATTGTGGATATTCAGCATCTAATAAAATAGATTTTGCAGAAGAAAACCTAAATTGGTATGGTGATAATGATATGGGTGACACTTATAAAATAAATGCTACTGTAAAAGAACATACAGAAGCTGGTGTTTTGGGGGTTTTGGTTGAATACGATTATGATAATAGAGTACCTAATGAGGCAACGAGAGGAACTCATAGAACAGAATTTGAACCATATCCAAAAAAGTTTGGTAAAGGTGAGTGGATTGCAAACACTTTAGAAGATGCAAAGCAAATGGCAATTGATTTCTCAGATGGAGTATCTTAAATTATAATAAAACAAATTAAACAAAATGAAATATCTTTACTTTAGCGCACCATGGTGCGGACCTTGTAGAATGTTAGGTCCACTTATGAATAAAGTTGCAGAACAGGTAACTGTTGAAAAGCACAACATTGATGAAAACTCAGAATTAGCACAGCAGTATTTCGTAAGAAGTATTCCAACAGTAGTTCTTGTAAATTCCGAAGGAAAAGAACAAGAAAGATTTGTTGGCGTTAAAGATGAGAAGTTTTACCTTGATAAAATGGCAGAATATGATATCTAGAAATTCTATAGTAGAAAGATTATTAGACCAAGGTCACATTGTAATAGTATGTGCTGATAGAATCCTAAATAAGAAGGGTGAATATCTACAAGACATTGAAGATTTACATAGAGATGGTCCAATATCAACAAGTGAAGCTGTATTGTTACTCAGTGAAGATACTTCAGAATCAATAAATCCATACATACAACAACCAATGTATGTACCTCCAATTCAATGGGATCAAGATCAGACTGGATCACCACCACCAATTTATTGTCAAACAACAACATTAGATTAATGTATCAATATAAGGCAAGGGTAAATAGAGTAATTGACGGAGATTCGGTGGTTTTAGATATCGATTTAGGTTTTGATATGTGGATGAATAATCAAAATATCAGAATTTATGGAATTGACACACCAGAATGCAGAACTAGAGATCTTGATGAAAAAGCAAGAGGGTTTTTAGCAAAAGAACATGTTGAGAATCTCTTACCAGTTGGAGAAGAAGTCGTTATAGATACTTATAAAGATAGGGCTGGTAAATTTGGAAGAATTCTGGGTAAAATAACAAATATCGAAGGAATTGACGTTGGACAATCATTATTAGATGTAAATTTCGCAGTGGCATATTATGGTCAATCTAAGGATGAGATTAAACAACAACATTTAGATAATAGAGAAATATTAATATTAGAAGAAAGATTTAGACCAGATGCAGATTAATAGAAATTTTGAAATTGAAGGATTAATTGAGTTTAGACCAAATATATACGGTGATGATCGTGGTCAATTTGTTGAAACTTATAATAGAGAACTTTTATCAGAACTAGGATTTAAAAAAGATTTTAAACAGGATAATCAAAGTATCTCTAAGGCAAATGTATTTAGAGGAATTCATTTACAACTAGACCCATTTGCACAAGGAAAGCTTGTAAGAGTTGCAAAAGGAAAGGCTATTGATTATGCAGTAGATCTTAGACCTAATTCACCGACGTTTGGTCAATGGGAATCAGTTATTTTAACACCAGAAGATGCAAATCAATTTTGGGTTCCTGCTGGATTTGGCCATGCATTCATGGCACTTGAAGATGATACAATATTTTGTTATAAATGTACTGAGGTATATGCACCAAATCATCAAGTTGCTTTGAGATGGGATGACATTGACATTAATTTAGAAATGAATGGAATTACTCCTGAAATTTCAGAAAAAGATGAACAGGCTATTTCCTTAAAAGAATACACTAAACAATATGTTTCATATTTTTAAACAATATGTTAAATAAGATATCAGAAATCTTTGCTTCTTGGCGAATTCAATATGACCCAAACAAAGAACAGTCAGAATTAGCAGCTGAAAGAATTAAAATTTGTGATGCTTGCGAAAATAAACAAGAAGTCCCGGTAATTCATTGTGGACTTTGTGGATGTTTATTAAAATCAAAGATTTATTCACCGAATATTGGAGCATGTCCTCAAGATAAATGGAGAGATGTGGAAGAGAAATATTATAAACAAAACAAAGATGAGTAGAACAACAAAAATTTTAGTATCGATAGCCAGGCAATTGATCACAGTATCAGTATCTTCACTTCTGGTTGCATTACCAGTACAATGGTTATGGAATAACTGTTTAGTTGGAGCAGTTAACGGTATTAATCCGATTGGCTTCTGGCAGTCTGTTGGAATATTTGCATTATTTACAATTTTGTTTAAGGATATATCTAAAAGAAAACCAAATGAAGATTAATATAACAGAAACTCCTAGAGAGGTTTACTTTGCGAAGACACTTGAATTCGCAGTAGAGGTTGAAGGTAAAGAATTAACATTTAGACATTGGGAAGACAATAATGGAACCGAGTTCTATGTTTTAAAAGAAGACAATTGGGTTATTTCACCTGAAGAATATTCATGGATTGAAGATTTATGTTTTCAAGAAATGATTTACGAAGGCATGCCGATTGGAGAATTAGAACAAGAATAAAACTTTTTTGAAAATAAATCACTCCAGATTTTTTTATGTCATATAAAATGATTATATTTAACTATAATTAAAAAACTAATAGATATGTCAACAGAATTAAAATCACTTAAAGGTCAATTTCACAGTCAAAAGACAAATGAAATGGAAGACACTAAGATGTCACTAACAAGATTTAGTGGAGGTAAAGAGGGTATGAAGCTACAATTAACGATGAGAACTCAAGGAGACTTCTTTACTCATATTACTCTTAACAAAAAACAAATTAAAAAGTTAGTCAAAGAACTTCAAGAAAACTTTGAACTATAATTGTTAATAACTTTTTGAAAATAATTCACCAAAAGTTTTCCCGATTCAATTAAATTGATTATATTTAACTATAATTAAAAAACAAACAAACATGACACAATTTAAAGACCTTATTTTCAAAGACCACCATCACATGATTAACGCACATCATGTATTCGATAACGATTGGGAGATCTCAGTTTCAGCAGGTACTGGAATATACTGTACACCTAAAGAAAATCTTAAAAATCAAGAATCTTTCTCATCTTTTGAGGTTGCAATCTTTAATCAAAACGGAGACTACGCAACAAGTGAAGTTTTACAAATTGACGATGAAGTTGTTGGATGGCAAGGAAGAGAGGATATTAATAACATTATAGAAATGATAATCTCACAATAATGAAAGAAATACTTAAAACTAGAGTTGCATTTTACGTTGGATTCGGAGTAATGTATGTTATATTATCAGAAATAGTAGGTTTTGAATATACTGTA